TCTAGCATCCGCTTTATAATAAAGATGTTTCATATCTGCTTCATTGTGATGAGCTCGTAAATATTTAATACATATATAAGAAAAAAAATCTGGATTAATAATATGAAGCTGTTCACTTCTATATCCGGGCCATCTTCCTTCAGGATCAGGATAAAATTTTAAACTATTGGCATAATTAGCTATTGAACTAGGGTTATCAAAAAAGTTATCTATACAGGTTAAAGGATATTTAATCATTTGGGTCTTCTCCAGGGTTAACAAAATAAGTTAGATCACCTATTTTTTCATTAGATAAAATTGCATCTTTTAATTTAAGATAAATTTTATGGGTAGTTTTATTTACAACTTCAGCAGGTTGTTCAAAGTTTAAATTGTGTTGAATATAGTTCTGTGCTTTTTTCTTAGTAAAAAGAATTATAGATCCGGGGGTTAAATTAACAGAAAATTTTGGTTGAACGCTTATCGCTCTAACATCATTTCCGTAAAAAACTTTAACACCTTCATAATTAGATTTTTTATATTTTAAATCTTTTAAATAATTTATTTGATCTTCCATTCTTTTTTCTGGCTCTTTCATAGCATATTTTCCATGTCAAGAAAACAATTATAAAAGATTGCTTGATATATCTGGTGCACATGTTTAAATTAGATCTCACCCAAAAATTAAAAATCAGGAGATATTATGGAAAATCAAGAAGTATTGAAGGCTATAGCTACCCTTGTAGATAAGGTGAGTAAGTATCACGAACGTTTATTACAATTAGAACGAGAAAAAGAAAGGTTAAGTGATGCCTTTGCAAGACATCTTCAAGGATGTGCTTGTCATAATACTTCAGATGAACAAGTAATATTAACTGGTTTAGATTCTGATATAGAGTGCGAAACTTGTAGTGCTTAATTATTCAGGTGTTTCGCCTAGCATATCTGCTAATGATGGAGCAAATACTTTTACATCTCTCCTAATTTTCTCTGCTGTTGTAGAAGTTCCTGGATTATCAACATCAGCTTGAGCTGCATCTTCTGATTCATATTCAACACCTGTATCAGCGTGAGTAATCGTTGTTTCAGTTTTTACTTTATAGTGAGGAATTCTTCTTCCATCACTTGTTGTAATGTGTCCTAGTAATTCAGCAGGTTCAACTATCGGCATCTTCGTCTCTCCAATTTATGTTAAAACTGATGATAACTCTATCTTCATCAGAATTATTTGTTTGTACCTCATGTTGTAACCAAGATGGAAAAAAAATCAAGGAATTTTCAATAGGTTCCCATTGTACGCTGTGAGCGAGGTGTATAGAGGCTTTATCTGTTTTGGGGGGTGATAGTACCTCTGACTGTGGTTTAGGCTCTAGAAACACAAGACTGCCACTTTTTTTAGGAGCCTTTAAATAAAATACACCAGATAAGTAGTTATATGGATGAGTATGAACATTATTTCTAGATCCGGGTGGATTTATTATACCCCACATTCCAGTTACTTCAGGGACATAATTATCTTTGACATCCATGTGATTAAAACAATCTTTAGCATATTTAAGAATATCATTAACTAAAGGCTTAAACTTTTTTATTTTATATATTTCATCATTACTATGCCACCCACCAATGTTTGACCGGGGCATTCCTTTTCGATCCTTTTCTCGTAATTGATAAATAGCATCAACAAGATTTTCATGACCTTCAAGTGAAAGAGAAAATACAGGGGTAATAAATAAAGAGTGAAGATTAATCAGAGTTGTCCTTTCGTAATCTCCAAATAACTTGCAGTAATATGTACTTGGTTAGCTGCATTAGCTTGAACTTTCATAACATCACTTTCTTGTAAAACTAAAGGTTGTTCTAATAATTCTGTGGTTGTTTTTGTAGCAAGACTTTTTTCTTTAAATATTTCAAAAGTAGCTGATGATCTCAAGACTTCTATATCAAGAAGAGTGGTATTAGCTGAATCATTACAAACCAAAATAGATTTAACAACTGCTGTTGTAGGAGGAACTGGTGGTGATGCACCAGGATTCGCTGTTGGTACAGTAATTAAAATTGTTAGGCCTGTCGTAGTGACATCCAACATTGCACTTTTAAATACATTAGCCAAAGAAAAAAGCCTCCTGCTCGGATTCTTCTTTTAATTCGTTTTGGTAGTTTGTATTAAGAAGTAAAATAATTTGATCCAACATAGCAATCATTTGATTAAATTGACTAGCACTATATTCTGGTGTTGCATTAGGTAATCTTGTTATTGTTATTTTAGCCATTATCTTCTTCCATCTGGTCTAAGTTGAAGCTTAGTTGAGCCAAGTCTCCAGGCTGTATCACCTATAGTATTTGACTCCCATTTTATTTTCACTGCTCTTCCTCTTCCTCTTACATTAATTTTCTGCGTTGTACTAGAAATAGTTCCTGAAGTAGAGACACTATTTGAAGATTGTGGGTATTGATTTAATGTTAATCTAGCCGTTATGGTATTTGATAAATTATCAAAGTCAGGGACTAATTTACTAACTGACATTAAATTATCCCCATCCGCTATTTCTACTGAACCTGTAGTCAAGAAAGCTGATATTGCTGTGCCATCCGCTTGGTTATTGCCTGTTTCATGCTCATAAACATACGAAGCTCCTGCGGTTAATCCTAATATTGTTGACACATTTGCTGTTACACTTGTGCTATATTCTGTTGCGATTGGTTGTTCAAATACATAAGCACCAAGCCAGGTTGTTCTAGCTAAACTTATTGTGTACCAAGTATTTTCTAAATAATTATAAACAACACCTCTATTTATTTGTGTTGCAGTAGATGATGGGTAGTACCAAATAATTTCATTAAAGGCTGTGTTTAATCCAACGGCAATATCATTTCTATTGGTATAACTTAAATCATCAAATACATAATCTTGTACAGAACAAGGCATTTTTTTAACAACACCGTCATACAAATAAAAAGAATCATCGGACATCCAATATGCTTTTCCGTTTACTTCTATTGCTGCATGCTGTGCTATCAATCCACAGTTAGCGCCAAGTTGTCGCATACCAAAAGTAAAGGGAGATCCTACAAATTGAATACCATGCATGGAAGTATCGGTCCATACGAGTATTTGACCTGAAGATTTAACAGCGCCCATAATTCTAGAACCGTCAGATATACGAAGTGAACCTGCTTCATTAGTAGCTACAGGAGTATAATCTGTTGCATCTTCTCTATCAGAAAAACGGAAAAATAAATCATCCTGAGTAGAAGTGTCACCAATGGTTGTTTCTGTTCCAAAAATTAATAAATGTCTCGTATCTGTAGAAACTAAACTAAATCTAGAAGCTGTCGGAGAATTAGATAAAGTTGTTGCTCTACTGCTTACTCCTCCTGATGTATCCCAAACAAAAGTACCGCCATTTAAAGCAGTAGCAATTAAATCTTCTCCAAAGTTATCTAAAGACCATTGACGAGCTGACAATACAACACTTGAACTAGACCTAGCGGTTCCCCAAGTACTTAATCCCCAAGTCAATGTACCCCAACCATATCCAAAAGTAGAAGTAGCAGGTCCTGTAGTTATTTGATATTTAGCATTTCCTGCCCCACCTCCTCCGGATGTTGAGCCAGAGGCTGTACTAGTATGAGTAACTTTATATGTGTTAGCATCTACATAAGTTGTAACTTCAAACTCGTTGTTCATATCTAATCCATCAATCGTAGAAAAAGAATCAAAGGTTACAAAGTCTCCTTCAGCAGCTCCATGATCTGCATCTGTAACAGTTACTGTAGTAGTGCCGTTTGTTGTAAAAGGATTAGTTAAAGAAGCTGTTTCTCTAATAGGAGTAATATCAGTAAAGCCACCCCCTACAAAAATATATAGTTTTCTATCTGTTCCTAAAGCTAGATATCTGGTTCCATCTAAACCAAGCCAAGAATGTGTATCACGGACCACGCCCACAATACTTTTGTTAGGACTAGGTAAGTATGCCCAACCACTCCATCTCTCAGGTTTTCCGTAGTGAAAACGTACAAAATCAGAGTCAACATATTTACGTTGATCGCCTGCTGCATAAGCAGTGTCTTGTTTATCTATACCAGGTTGGAACTTTAAATCAGTTAATTTCATGTTTGAGTATACTAAATTATTTATTGTTTTGTGGCAAGAATTGAGTGGCTACATTACCTTTGAAAGGGTAATTACCAAAATGAGTCATGCCACTAAGAATATCAGCATATATTTTACCTCCTATTTTCTGCCATAAACGACAAAAAGAATAGTCTTCGGATAAATATCTTTTAGTTTCTGGTTCTATTGTAGTATCAAAGAACGCATAATTCCAATTAGATGTGTCATGATAATCAAATTCTGTATCGTGTGGTTGATTTAAATGCTGATCAGATTTAAATTTTAAATCAGGATAAGCTTCTGCCATTTTTTTAAATACTTGTTTTTTTATCAACATAAAACCTGTTGCACCGTCTAACACTTCAATAAATCCTTTTTCAACTTTAACATTGTTAGGATCTTTAACATTTAAATTATATTGTAAAGAAGCTGCGTGTAATTCATCTTCTCCTATGTTAGGATCTTCGGTTACTCTTCTTTTAACTTTTGTCCAATCAATTAGTTTACGAGGATAAACACCTGTTACCACATCTTTATCTAAATCTAACATACGAAAAACTGATTCAGGATTAAAAGCAATATCAGCATCAATAAATAAAAGATGAGTATATTTTTTTTCATCCATAAATAATTGCACTAAAGTATTACGAGCTCGTGTTACTAATGATTCATTACCAATTGTACCAATTTGAATTTCTATTTTCTTTTGGGAAGCTAAGGCGATAAGTTGTAAACAACTTTTAAAATAATCTGCTGTAAGCATACCCCCGTAACAAGGGGTACCTATAAAGATCTTATGCGACATCTTTATAAAATATATTTAATGTAGCTCTATTAGAGCTATCACCGAAAGATTGTAAATCTGAATGTGGTATTTTCATGCCATTAAAAAACAAAGCTCTATTTTCTACAAAACCTATGTGAGAAGATAATTGATTGTTATGCATAAACCCAGTGCCATTATTAAGGAGGGGTTCTCCCTTAACAAATAAAAGAAAGTTTGCAACATTTCCTTTGTCATCATCTGTATGAAACAAAGGTTCATCTTTATTTTGTCTGTAATGAGCACTCACGGATATAGGCTCAAGGTTTCTGTGTGGAAAAAAATATTGTTTAATTAACTTTAACAATGGATCATTGTGAAAACTTTTAGGAAAGGTGTGTCTATGACCATACATTTGACCTTCTGGATTATCTACTTGAACATAGTTTAAATTCATAAGAGTATCTTGTAAGGATTTTAATGTAGCTTCATCTAAAAAATCATCAACATACATAACAAATTTTGTCTTTTTATTGTGTTGCATAATCTACTTTTAAATATTCTATTTTCTTTAACCAATCTTTAGGTATGGCTATAGCACCACCACCTGTAATATCATCTTTGTCTTTACTGTAAGATCTCATAATAACTATTTTTTTATCATTATTAACAACCATCCAACCTACTTCTTGGCACACGGCCAACGGCGCATTAATAACTTCTTTTATATCAAGCCACCCGGTTTCTGTATCACGGGCATCTACCCATGTCACACGGACCATTGGAGTTTTATTTATATCAAACCCTTCACCCATTATTCATTAATAGGTTCTTTTTTCTTTAGCTGTAAATTAAAAGAAACAGATCTTCTCTCTTCATTTTGCGTTCTGAAAGGATAAACACCATGAGATAACCAAGCAGGAAAAAGATATATTGCGCCAACCTCTGGAGTAGCTTGATGTTTATGACCACTAAAAGTTGCTGCTTGTCCACAGTGCCAAATAATATCTCCCACACAAGGATAATGATCTTCTTTTGCATATTCGTCTTTAAGACTAGGAGGTACACGTAAATAAATAACACCTGACAATTCTCCTTGGTGTATATGGAAAGGATTAAAGTCTCCCGCCCACTGGCTCACGACCCACATAGATTCGACAAGCATTGATCCTACAAAAGCAGGTGATATAGTATCACTTGCAGGAGGGATAGAAATATATTGTTTAACTATTTCCCCTATCGCATTAATGATTGGTTTAAATTTTTTATTCTCTAAATCTTCCATAGGATACCGAACTTCTTGTTTAACATTACCGGCTAAATTAGATGAATGATCATATTCTTTAGCTAATTTTTTATCATCTAATAATTCTGTTGCTCTATTATCCAATACCTTAATCATACTCTTAGGTAATTTTCCTTGTAATATAGTGGGACCAAAAGGTCTTATAGCGTGAAATTGTATTTTAGTTTCTTCTTTACTCATCTTTTTTCTCTTTTTTCTTTTTCCCATGTTCTTGCTGTTTCCTCATGTTTTCTTTTACGAATTCTATTTCTTCCTTATTTAAAGGTCTTCCATAGGGAGGTGCAGGAACTACAGGGGTGGGTGTTTTCTTGGTAGCCATCATTCTTTCCTTTCGGTTAGCTATAAATATCTATTGTCATATAGC